TTGATCATGTCCATAATGCTCTGATCCTGCTGCATGATCATACTCCCGGATAGGGAAAGCGCGCTTTGATCTCAGCAACCTTGGCCAGCCATTCCGCATTGGTGGCCTCGCCGCGTTGCGCCATGAAAAAAAGCGGATCAGCTTCGGCTTCATACGCGCGCTTGCGGGCAACCTCTTGGCTGTCGCGGCTTGGCTGAGGTGCGTTTATAGCTACCCACTTTGAACCATCCCATTCGAAGTTTGGACCGGGTTTGATTTCAACCTCGACTGTCCCGTTCGGGTAGGATTCAAGTATTTCAACACTTGGCTCATTAATAGTTTGCCAATAACCACGATCTGGATGAAAAAACCCTTTTTCCATTATCTTAACTCCCTTTTTGTGCCGCTTCCAAATTTATAATAGTGTTGATTTGGAACTATGCCATAGTTCCAAGTGTTAGCAGCACCTGACCCGCTTCCGACAGTAAAAAAAGTTGTATTGTCGGAAGATATCTCTAGAGAATCGCCGCTGCCGCTTGGGGCAAATGCAATCATGATTGGCCTACCCGTCGTGTTTTGATATGAAACTCCAGAAGTCCTACTAACAGTTTGCCAAGTCTGCCCCCACCCAATAGCGTTTGCGAGCATATGATCTTCAGCCCTCTGCGGCGTCATGAGCTTGTCAGTTGCGGTCCCAGCTTCTGCTTCGGCCTGAGATGCAATGCCAGAAATCCCGTCCAGCACGTTCAACTCTGCGGCCGTCGCAGTCACGCCATCAAGGATGTTCAACTCCGCAGCCGTTGATGTGACCGTCGTCCCAGCAATCGAGAGCGCGTCGACATCAACAACGCCGGTCGAGCGGATCCGCATCACCTCAACCGCCGCCGCACCGCCTGCCATGACCTTGAACGAGAGGTCGAAGTCCTCGCTGGTCGACGTTACATCGGTCGTGATCGCGTCAATCCGCGCCCCGATCTCGAAGTTTCCCGCCGCCGTCTCGGTCGCAAAAAGCAGCCCTGATCCAATCCCTGCGGCCGGTGTCCCGGTGCTGCGCGCCTCTATCTGCGCGACATCGATCACGGTGTTCGTCGCGGATGTCTCCACCAGAGCTCGGACGACGCCGGTCCCTTTCGACGCCAGGGTGATCCCGATGTTCGTGTCGCCCCCTGCGGCCGAGAGCGTCGGCGCGCCGGTCGTGGCGGCATTGGTGATGTTGAGCTGGTTGACCGCGCTGGCGGTCGTCGTGAACGAGAGCAGTTCATTATTGTTGCTGTCCGCAACCACCGGAGCGGCGATATTGAACTGCGCGCCGGTTGATCGGATCGTCAAGATGTCGGAGCTCGCGATCAGGTGCCGGATCTGCCCGCTGGTCGTGGAGGTTATGTAGCTCGTCTCTGCCGGATCAACCGCGACGCGCGCGACGTTGTTTGTCGCGTCGAGGATCGCTACCGTGATCCATTGCGCGCCGTCATACATCTTCAACTCGTAGTTCGCCGACGTCGTGTCGGCCCAGAGCATCCCCGCCACGAGATAGCTCGGCGCGGTCGACCCGCTGTGCGTCGAGTGCAGAGCCGTGCGGAACGAATTGAGGTCCGACGCCAGCGCCGTTCCACTTTTGGTGTTCGGGTCAATCGTCCCGAAATCAAACTGCGACATTTAAGTGCTCCTCTCTCTGCCGAACCCGATCGCCTGATAGTCGAAAGTCCGACTGATCGCAGTTCCTGCGCTGTTGCGGAATGTAACATCGAACCCGGTCCGCGTCTTGCCCGAAATCGTGTAGTAATCGCCCGTTGCCATATCCTGCGCGGCAATCGTAACAGATCGCAGCTCGCGAAACCACGGGGAGAAGGCAACCGCGTAAGTCGCTGCCCCAGAGACCAAGTCGTTTCCGTAGTCGACGCGATCCGGCATGTCGATCACGGCCGTGAGCGCACTGATCGTTGGCGAGATGGTCGTGTAGTTGCTCGTCAGAACCGCGCGGAATTTCAGATGCCGCGCGGTGTAGTCACCGACCACAAATCGCCGCCACCCCTGATAGACAGGCGTCGCGCTGTCGACGATCGAGTAGTTCACTTGCAGTTCAACCGAGACCTCGTCGCCGGTGTCGTCTCCTGCGAGATCCGAAAGACCTGCGAGCGTGAGCCATCCGGCCATCGTCGAGAGCCCGCCTGTCGTTGAGACCACTGCGTCGACGATCACGCGCGAGGTGTAGACCTCGCTGAGGTCAGTCTCTCCGAACTCGTAGAGACCGACGCTTGGATACCCGGTCGCGGCGGTGAACCCGATGATCGGCACCGACGCGAGCGTCGTCCAGCTGGCCATGAAGTTTTGGCTGCTGAGTTGAATGATCGATCCATTGCGATCGACGTCGGTCTTCGTCCCTGTCCAGAGGGGCTCCTCGGTGATCGTCGAGACGACATTCTGCGCGGCCGGATCTTCAAGCGAGGCGTTTGTAAAGCTCGCGGCCACTGAGCGGTTGCCGAGGATGTCGAGCGCCTTGATTGCGTATGATCCCGAGCGGCTCGGCACGGTGAAAGAGCGCGCCTCCCGCGGGAGCGCGTCCGAGAGCACCGTCATTGAGATCCAAGATGTATTATTCTGGTCCGCAGAGTAGCGGATCTCGTAGCCTATCACGTCAACGGCGATCGACGGGTAAGTCCACTCAACGTAGGTATGATCCCCGATGGTGTTGAGCGAGAAAGTGTCGACCTGCGGAGGTTTGGCAGTCGCGCCGATGACCGTGTGATTTGATATCTCGGCGAATGCGCTCGTCGTTGCCTCGTCCGGGCCGATCGCGCGCACGCCGATGTCGTAGTTGATACCGCTCTCGACGGGGAAGATCTGGATGTAGGGGCTGTCAACCGCGCTATAGGGCATATAGCTGAATGGGTCGCTCGACCCTGATCTGCGGAATCTTGCCTGAAAGAAGGAGGTCCGGGTGACCGTGCCGTCGCTCGTCTTGGCGGTCTTGCCTGGCTGAACGTATAGGAAAATCGATGGGACGACCGCGCCGCTCGATGTGACCTGCAGCGCGAGCTCGTCGGAGATGACCTGAGAGATGGTCGGGATCGGCGGGCCTATGAACGACGCGGAAACCGGCGCGGATAGCGCGGTCGTGTATGCCGGGATGGTGATCGCCGAGTTGTAGATCTCGGGAGAGTATGGAACGCAAGTAACCGCGGCGCCGAGGTCGTCGAGGTATTCGATCCCCGCGATTAGAACCTGCAAGCTCTCAAGGTTCTGCTCTCCGAACTGATACAAGGCGCCGGCGACGATCTGGTTACCGTTGTTGACGACTATGGTGTTGCTGGTCACAGTCGTCGCGACTGCTGCCACTGTGCGGACGAGCGTTGCTCCGGTCGTCGGAATGCGGGTCCGCAACGTGTAGACCTTGCCCGCCTCGCGTGTCACAGGCTCATCAAGAACGATTGTTGCCGCCGCACGAGAGACGACGCGCCCAGACATCTGACCAATGCCAGGGACGTCATGCGTGAGCCTGCACAGGTCTCCGCGCATCGCGACGATATGCTCGACATCGATCTCAAAGGTGAATATCTCCGGTCGTAGGCGCGCCGCCGCGATATAGTGCCGGCCGAGCTTGTAGACGTTGTCCGGGTCTGTCTGCCCGGGGAGATCGATGACCTGAAAGGTCGTTGCGTTTTCGGCGTTGAATCCGTCGTCATAGATGACGCGCTCGTCCTCTCGATAGTCCGAAAACTTGTTGAAGAACCGGATCCGGAGCGCGTCCGGGATCTCGTTGTAGAGGATCCGACCGGCGAAGTTGCGGGTGTTGCGCGGAGTGAAGTGCTGGACGACGGTCGAGCGCGGCTGTTCAATTACGACGGTCCACTTGTCGTCCACGTAAGCTGGGCTGGCCTTGCCCGCGTTAGCGACGTCTTGCAGTAGATCACGGACCGAGAGCTGGAAGTCGATCACTTGGTCGAATGCAAGCCCGTTCGTCCCGCAGAAGGTAAACCACGCGCCCAGCGCTGCATCGTTGATATTCGCGGCCGCGACCGGCTTCTTGTTCGGCGCGCCATTGAGGACGTAGCGGAAAATAGCTGCTGGGTTCGATGTCGCGCTGGTCGTCGCCGTCGTCCAAGCAGATCCGGTCCATGTCGGGATTTTCAACGAGACGAGCGCGTTGAGCTGGTCGACGATCCCGTTGAGCTGATCGGTCGCCTTGATGCGGAATGCGCTTTTCGCAATCCCAGGGAGGAGAACTGGCTGCGTGCTAGTGTTGAATGATCGCAGGTCAGACCAGTCGGCGCGGTCGTAGATCCGGTCGTTCGTGAGGTTCTGCTCCGCGGCAAAGCGCCGGATCTGCACCTCGTATTGCCCCGATGTGAGCGCGGTCTGACGCTGCGAGACGCGCTTCACTTGAGCGGTGTCGTCGCTGTAGGTCTCGTCAAACCATGCGGTCCAAGATCCGGCGCCGACAAGCCGATATTCCCCGACAATGCGCGCCGATGCGTTGACCCGCTTCCCTTTGCTATTGCTCTCGAAGAGACCGGTCGCAAAGGTGATCGTGATCCCGATCTCGGTCGTGTTGAGCGCTGTCGTGCGAGAGACAAAGCTGGTCGTGAGCCGGATCGAGAGGTCATCCTGCGAGACGTCGCCTGGGTAGAGCCCGAGCGTCGAGGCGCTGCCATTGAAATCGTGCTCAACATCGACGTCGGTGAAGTCCTCAATCGGCGTGTTTCCGATCTTGATCTGAGAGACGTCGACCGGCCCATAGCCCCAGACCAGCACGAAGCGCAGGAATTGATCGTTCCCGACGATCTCGGTGTAGGGTGCCGCGCCGTAAGGCGGCACCATGCGATGCGTCCCGAGGACGACCGGCACGGTCTGGTAAGGCGCCAGACCGTTGCGCGCTGCGCTGATCGAATAGCTCGCGCTCTCGGCGCGGTTCTGCACCGGACGCGGCCCGAACAACGCAGAGGCGGCATAGGTGACCGCCATCGCGATTGCTGCACCCGCCACTGAGGCGGCAAAGCTACCAGCCACAAGAGCCGGGAAAAGCGCCGTTGTGATCGTCGGAGCGGCGGCCGTGGCAAGGATCGAGATGATCGAGACCGGATCCTGCGGGATGACACGCAGATAGACCGACGCGCCCGACTTTGGGCGAACCCTCGACCAGATCTTTGGATCGATGTAGTCTCCGCCAAGGAATGCGCTGATGTGATCGCGATCAAGCTCGTTGGGGACCATAGCCGCAATTAAATCCGCAAGCGTGCCCACCGCCGCGACCCGGACGATCAGGCGATCCCCTTGCGCAAATGGGTTCAGAACGAGCGTGACCTCAATGTATTCGGCGAGCGCGCTCTCGGTATATGGGGTGAGATCATTCAAGGCGATATGCTCCGATCACGCGCTGCAGGAAACGGTTGTCCCCATCATAGCGCGAAACGCACGAGCCGACGACCTCTTCCGCGTGGAGTACGAATCCGGGCTCGGTTATGACCCCGCAATGCGTCGGCCGGCGCTTACCGCGGTGCATTCCCCACATGTGCAGGACGTCTCCGGAGCGCGCCTCCTTGATCGGGATTGATACGCCGGTCGAGGCGAAGTCGGCCACGGTCTCCGCGCCGCCCTCAATCTGCGTCTCCATCTCGTTGTGACGCGGAAGCCTGATCCCGAAGACCTCGCTATAGACCATGCAGACAAGCCCCCAGCAGGACGCGCCCTCGCGGGTTGACCCGTTCCAAGCAAAAGGGATGCCGACGTAGTTGTTCCACCAGTTAGAAGATGCCGGGGAACGTGGATGGCGAGAAGGTTGCACTTGGGAATGGCTCCGTGAGGAAGTTGTCGATCGTGAGGTCGATGTCCATTGCGCTTGCGTTATAGCCGACCGACGCGGCCACCAAGCCCGAAATGCTCTGCAGGATCACGGTCGGATCGCTCGCTTCGATGACCTTAAGCGAGAAGGAGACGCGCTCGCGCTGTCCGGCAAGCGTCCGCAGGATGTTGAGCTCGCTTGTGACGTGCGAGAGCGTGAGCCGTGCCCGCACTTGCAGTTCTGGATCGTCGGGCGGGAGAGTAACCGAGAACGGAAACGCGAGATAGGTGTTGGCGCCGGAGACGATGTTCTCGGTGTTGTTGACGAGGTAGAACGTCCCGATCCCGCTGTGCGAGATTTCGAGCAGCACCAAGAATACGTTGGTCGTCGTCTGCGAGTTGACGGCTGTGATGACCGATGTGGGGAGCGTGCGCGGCATTAGGGCAGCACCTCTAGCATGAGGTCCAGTCGCCACTGGACCGTCGTTGCAGTGTCTCCTCCTGCAACGCCAGAGCATGACGGCGCCTGCACAAAGCGCGCCGAGACGATCGAGAAGTCGATGGGGTCGATGAAGTCGAACTCGTCCGTCCCCTCTGACAGCGTCGTCTTGTAGAAGGTCTCGAAAGTTGCGCGCTCGGATCCGGTCAAGAGCATAGAGCCAGACAAGAAGCGCGATGTCGCGGTGAACCTCTTGCGCTGCTTGTAGGGTCCGGTCTCGGTCTGCGACCGGATGAAGCCCTGCTGCCGGGTGTCCTGAACGCCGACCTCGAAGTATTGCGGAAGTGAAACCGGCCAGACTGCCATCGCTTAACCTCTCTGCTGCAAGCGGTTGCCGAGCCCGAACGTCGTCCGGATCGCTCGGTAGGTCGGCCCGCCGGAGGTGATGTCCTGCGCTATGGCGCGCCCGATTTCGACGACGATGTTGCCGGCGCTGTCGGTTGAGGATGTCGCCTCCTGCCCGCTGTAGTTGTTGATCGTGATGTTCGGCTGCGTCGCGCTTTGATGATCCGCCTGCGCTGCTGCGGGCTGTCGCGCCGGTATGGGGTCGGCTGTATGCCTTGTCGGCTCAGGAGCGAACGGCACTACCTGCCGCTGGATATCAAGTTCAGGAGCGAACGGCACTACCTGCGCCGTCGGCGGCTGCACGCGCATGAGATCTTTCATCGCGTTGATCAGAGTGACGCTTGCCCCCTCGTTGGTGCTGTAATTGTTTACAATGACCGGAGGACGCGCGTCGGTGGACGCAGAGACCCCGAGCGCGCCATCCGGCCCGCGCTTGAGCGGCATGATCGCCTCCGGACCGGCTTCGCCCATGAGCCCGGTCCCGTTGGCGAACGGGAAGATCGTCGGACCAGAGACGACCCCGCCCTTGGCAAACGGCACGAACCCGCTTGGTCCGAAGACGTTGCCGTCCTCGCTGCCAATGAACTGCTTGATGCCAGCGGCGATGGGTGCGGCGAACTGCTCCGCGAAGAGATCCTGCGCGACCTTGGCAAGGACGTTCGATGCGAAGTCGAGCAATGCGTCCCCGAGCGACTTCGTGCCGTCCAGAACGGAGGCGAATGCGCTGTTGAGCTCGTTCTCGACGGTGTCTGCAATGCCCTGGACTAGCTGTGTGAATGGGTCGAACTTGGCGTTCAGATCCTCAAGCGCACGAGTGTAGACCTCGCCGCTGATCGCCCCGGCGCGGTAGAGCGTCTCGACCTTTTCTTGCTCGGCTGCAAATCTCTCCGCCTCGGTGCGCGTGCTCTCGTAGAGACGCGCGGCCTCTTGCCCAATATCTTTCGCTGACGATGCGCCGCCCTTCATTGTCTCGTTTAATTTGGTGATCTCCGCATTGAGCCGCGCCGTCTCTTCCGCATCGGCCACGATCTGCGCTTGCAGCGTGGCCCCCTGCCCGCGCAGAATTGCATCCTCCGACCCTCGCAGCGCACCCGATGATCTG